AGGAGAACGATACCCACTATTGATACGGATTGGCCCGAACTCATTCCGAACTGGTTGTAATATAAAATTACAAAGATTTACCAGATTAATAACGTGTCCTCTAGTAGCATCATTTGAAATTCCTAACCGATCTGCGGTGGAACTTTTTATCATCTCTGGATATGAAAAATTCTTAGTTAAATATCCATTGTATGTTTCTGCCATAATGTTCCTTTACTGTTTTCTAATATCAAATGACCCTGTAGACGGATCAAATTTTAAAACAACTTTCATCTCTATTGGGATAACTTTGCCATCTTTCATCTGTACAGGAAGTTTACCTTCTACTGCACCTTTAAGAGCATCTTTTGCATTTTCAAATACATGAGATTTGTCGCCCTTTATAATTTTATCTAATTCTTTTTTTGCGTTGTCTGGAAGTATATCATCTAACATCTTTTCAACGTGTTCTTCAGCCAGATCTTGAGCTTTATCAACTACTAATCCAGCAACCACATTGAATAGCATTCCTGCAAGTGGTAACATATTATTCTCCTTCAAAAGTTAAAAACAAAAACCCCATTAAAGTATATATTCTTCAATGGGGTTTGGAGAATGATTACTTACTAATCAATTTAGTAATGGGAATCAAACGTGGTTTCTTTTCTTCGGGCACCACTTTCTCCAAAGAAATATTTAGAAGACCATTGTGGAACTCTGCCCCCTTGACAACTATATCATCAGAAAGAGTCCATGATTTAGAGAATGCTCTTTTTGCAATTCCCCTGTGAACATACTGATTTTCATCAGTTGATTTGTCTTCTTTGGATCGTACTGTGAGAGTACCATCCGCCACCTCTACCTCAATGTCAGATTCAGAAAATCCGGCAAGAGCCAATTCAATGATATATTTGTAATCATCTATTTTACGAATGTTGTATGGTGGAAATCCACTTTCCTGTGATGTATTAGGAAAATTCATCACACGATTGAACATGGAATCAAACCCTATGGAAAGACCCATAAATCGTTCAAGATCGCCTGCGGTAAGTGAACTGTGATGTGCTAGTGTAACCATATATCCTCCTTATAAAAAGCAAGGTTATTAAAAATATCCCCATCCCCTAGCACGGGCGATGGGTAAGTTAGAGGTTTCCACTATGGACAACCTCAATCACGCCATCCTTCACCTTTACATAGGTGTTGGAAGCGATGTTTTAACACTATAAAAATCAATGTTATTAGTGAATTTGCGGCATAAGATCCTTCTTTCACTAATAATGTATATTTCGGTTTCATCATTATTTATCTCCTTTTCTATTATTATACTAAGTTTTATAGAAAAAGTCAAGTTTTAATTTAATATATATCTTTTATCAATTTGTCTAATATCATGTTTTTCATGATCATATATGTAGACTTCTTTGATCGGGCCTTCAATATTCTTATTCCAATACTCAAGGAATTTACCTATTCTTGGAAATTTTGGTCTTCGGTCTTCTGTCTGCCACACAAACTCATTTAAAATGTGTATATGGTCTGGAAGATGATATATTACTTGAACAGATGCAATAGTCCATTTTTCTATAATATAAGCCAAATTATTCCTTTCCTGTAGAACCGAATCCCCCATCCCTGTCAGTTTTTCGTTCGGGCCGATCATCAACTTCCATTAATACGTGTGAATGTTCCCGAACTAACTCTGCCTGACATATGCGTTCTCCATTGGTTACAAATTGTTGATACCCACTTATGTTGTATATCATCATGTAAACTGGCTCCACGTAATCAGAGTCAATGATTCCCACATTATTCGCAAGAGTTAATCCATGTTTCAATGCAAGACTTGATCTTGGATATAAACGAACTGAGTGATTTTTTGGAATGTCTAAAATTAATCCAGTAGGAACTAACATTCGTTCTGTTGGATTGATTTGGACTCTTCCTTTTACTACTTTTCTCTCTCTGATCTCTATATCTAGATTGTCGTGGCTTATGTATACTTTTACTTCCGAATCTTCTGGCATAAAAGAATGTAAGTCAAAACAAGCCGATCCTTCTGTTGCATGAACAGGATCTTTTACTGCTGAGTTTAATTTGAAGTATAAAAGATCACTCGTCATTCTCATCAGAATCCCTTTTGTTACCAATATTATATTTTGGAGTTAATTCCCATTCGTCTTTTTCTTTGAAAGACAGGATTTTTAACTGACTCAATGGAACTGTAGGTTCTGCTGATTTATCCGATTGCACCAATGAAATCAATTCCCATTCTGAAAGAAGATTTGCAATCGTATTTCGTCTTGCTTCATCGTTCTCTGAGAAATTGGATGTTTTACCATCTAGTGCAAATAACTCTTTAAAATGTACTATGTAATATTTACCTTGCTTGTGCAAGATATGACATGATTGAAATAAAGTTTTTTCTTTGCGTGATGCAATACCGATTCTTGTGAGGGTTTCTCTTACCTTGAGAAAATCATCGGCTTCTTTTAATTTCACTTCAACCATCCGTTGGATGATTTCTTCACTCATTGTTTCCTTTCAAACCACCTATATCAATTTGTTGTCTAATAATATCCAGTTGCGACTCATTGAGAAGTAAAGCGTAGTCTCTCGCTTTCGCATAACTGCATTTACAATACTTCTTGATTACTTCAAGAACTACATTATCTTCTTTTTTCCTTTTTAACCATTTACCATATCTTTTCTTTGGTCTAATAGTATTTAGAAAAAAGTCGAATTGGAGTTTTGAATCAAGGTGACTATGAAAGTTCATTTCATTTGCATATAATGCCGTATCGTGGTTGAAACTTAATCCACGATTGACAATAAATGGTTTATAATCCTTTTCTGCTTCGGGAGTTTGATCAATCAGATTTGTCTTACCATGATTGATTTGATTTATGAATTCAAATGGACTCATACGAACTCACATTCCGCCATCAACTCTATTAGGCAAGCAACCAAGTTAATCTCTTGGTCTGCAACAAATGCAGATTTATACTGATAATCTGCAATGATTAAGACTGCTTGAGGTATGGAAGATTTGGACAAAACCTCATACAATTTATCATAAATTTTACGATATACAGATGCAGGATCATTATCTGAATTATTTGTAACCCATTTCCTCATATTCTGGAAATTCTTTTCACGTAATGCAGACATCAATTGATCTAAATTTAATTCTCCTATATTTGCAAGAACTCCTGCATTTATTTCACCAGATGTAGAATATCGTTGCAACTCATTAATCACTCTCCGAAAATCTGGAAAATGTTTACTGATTAGAGCCGCAATTACATTTTTATCGTATACAATATTTTCATCAGCAAGGATATTCTCACACCGATCCAAAAACTGCATTGCGATTTCTGGTTTCTCACTTTTCGGAGAAGTGAAATCTACTACTGCACATCTTGAATGAATCGGTTCAATGATTCTATTCTTGTAATTACAAGTGAATATAAAAGAACAATTTTCTGCAAACTTTTCTATGAATCCCCTCAATGCTGGTTGCACCGAATCTGGATTTGAATAATCTGCTTCATCAATGATTACAACTTTTCTACTATTTCCAGACAAGGATATAGTAGAACAAAATTGTGTCATTTTAGTCCTGAGAGTGTCAATCATTCTACCCTCATCAGAACCATTGATGATGATGTAATCGGAATTTGTCATATCACAGATTGCCCTTGCAACAGTTGTTTTACCAACTCCAGCAGGCCCCGTGAACATGAGATTTGGTACAGTATCATCTTTTACCAAATCCTTTAGGGTATTTTTAATCGTATCAGACAAGATACAATCATCAATTGTTGATGGGCGATACCTCTCAACCCATAATAAAGATTTTTCCATGACTACCCTTCAAATGTTGAATTTTGTTCTAACGCAATCCAGTACTGAAGAGAATCAGTTGTCCTTTTAAAATGTGAAATTCGTTTAGATGAAAGTTTTACATCATATGTTCCTTCCATCAATTTATTGAGATTTTCAGTTTTGAAAATCATACGGAATGTCTTATCCGTAGTTCCCACATCAGTAGAGAAATTATCTGAAGTAGTATTGCCTGTATCAGATACAACAATCCTAGTTTCAGTACCATTTCCTTCTATTACTACTTCTGGCAAACCAAGAGTATTGGCCGCATTGATGGTCTTCTTGAATACATCTTTTTCAAGAGTAAATTCAACATCTGGTTCTGGAAAAGATATATCTTTCTCAGGTGGTGTTTGGAACATGGAACTACTTCCACAATACCGATAGGTTGCCTCATGACTCCCATCTTTAATTGCAACACCATTTTCTGTAAAATCCAATTCTGGATCATTGAACAATGACAATGTTCCAAGAAATCTATTCAACTCATAGATAGGAAAAGTTCTAGGAAAGTCTTCACTAATCTCTACTGAGGCCAGAATAGTGTTTAAGGGGGAAACTGTTCTAAGAGTTTTCCCTTCTTGGAATTCCAAACTTTGGTTAATGTTTGCATAATTTTTCAAAAACCCTACTGTGTTTTCACTTAATTTCATCTTATTCTCCTTTTCGGTTATAAAAGTTATCATGTAGGTATAACATAATAATAACATAATGAGCGACTTTTGTCAAGTCGTTTCTATTAAATCCGCCCTTCTTACCATACCTCTGAGCGTATTTAATTATATTACCGATACAGAAACCTTCACCATGTCCTGCATCTGCAATAAATTCTGTTGATTGTATTTTGTTTTGGGCGTAATGGGAAGAATAGGTTTTGTCTATTGCATCCCAAATTTCACTTAAATATTTTCCCTCATCAAAAACATAATCAACATCACTTTTTCTTTTTCTTGTTTTTGTTTCGTTTTCTTTTTTCATGACTACTCACTCTTGCGGTATCAGCACCATGAGATGCAAATTCTAGATTTGCAAGACTTCCCATAGAGCCAGAAAAAACATATGATCCCATATGTCCAAGTTTCATCCACGGGCATAGATAAATGTTATACCCCAATTTACGTACAAATTGACAGAAGAAATAATCTTCTGACAGATACCTTTCACTATTATCAGAAATATCACCCAAATACTGTTTTGAATCTATCACAGTATCAAAATATGCGTGAATCATTCTATCACCAGCAAAATGCTCTGATCTATTATGATCTGGGCGATATGAAAATTGAGGAAATGCTTCTTTGAAGTCATCAAATACTTGTCTCTTGATCATCATAAAACCAGTACCAATTTCAAGTACATCAACTGGTTCTGATACTTTTATTTGATGTGTATTTTCTACTGGATTGAAAACATAATCACCAGTATATTGCTCTAATACATTTGGATCTTCATCTGCAAGACCACTATCAACTGCATTCCGTACTTTTTCCCATGCAATACATTTCTTTGGATAGGGCCCCCCGATAATGTCTTTATCTAAAGCAGCAAGTGCCAAAACATCATTCGGATCAAAATGAATATCCGCATCAATGAACATGAGGTGAGTGTAATCACTTCTCAAAAATTCATCAACCAGATAATTTCTTGCTCGGGGGATCAAGGACTCATTGAAAAGATAAAAATATTTCAAGTCCATTTGATATTTGGTAGACAATGTTGCAAGGTCACAACAAGCCTTTGAATACATTCCACTACACATTCCACCATACATTGGAGTGCATACCATAATTTTATGTTTTCGGAGTTCTTCAATACCGATCTTTACTTCCATAATGTTCGCCTTCAGTACATATTAATAAATTTTACCAGTTCTTTTATTTCAAGATCTGGCAATTCTCTTAAACCAAAAAATTCTTTGATCTTATTATAATTGTTTAAAATGTCTCCTTTTATTCCACCATACCTAATACTTATCGGAATGATATTTGGATTTTCAGTATTGTCTGAGATGATTCCATTTTCAATCCATGGCTC